GGATCAAGCCATTATGTATGAAGATTCTTTATACACAAGAGTTTCACATTACTCATATGAAATAATAGATAACAGACTCAGATTATATCCAATTCCTCGTGGTCAAGATAACTTCGCTGGCTTTCTTGATCGTATCTGGTTCCGTTTCAGAATAGTTGATAACTCCTGGGGCGAAGATAGTGATGTTAATACCGGCGTCAGAGGTGTAAACAACATCAATACACTTCCTTTTGATAACATACCTTATGAAAATATAAATTCGATGGGTAAACAATGGATCCGTAACTATGCTCTCGCCCTTTGCAAAGAGATGCTCGGACAGATTCGTGGCAAGTTTCAAACTGTTCCAATCCCAGGTGAATCTGTTACCTTAAACTACTCTTCGCTTCTTTCCGAGGCACAAAAAGAAAAAGACGATCTTCGCCAAGGTTTAACAGAGATGTTGAAAGAAATTGAATACACAGAACTTTCCAAGAAAGATCAAGAAAAAGTTACAGCAGCAGAGGAAACTCTTCGCCGTTCTCCGCTACCTATCTTTGTAGGATAATTAAATGTCAGATAACGAATGGTCCAGACCAACATCACCGCCTCCACCGCTTTTTCTTGGTAAAAAAGAGCGTGACCTTGTTAAGCAGGTTAATGATGAACTTGTAGAAAAGGTAATCGGACAGCAAATTCTGTATTATCCTATTGATATGGAAACAACAAACTTTCATGAATTGTATGGTGAAGCAATAGAAAAAACTTTCTTGCCTCCTGTCAGAGTGTATGCCCTCGTTAACTTTGACGAAGAGGGCTCTTCATATCTTGACTCGGTTGGTATTGATGGAAGTTCTCAAATAACAGTTCACTTTCATAGACGTAGACTTACAGAAGACCAAGACCTTTTTGTACGCGAGGGCGACTTTGTTCTTTATGGCGAGAGATATTATGAAATAATTAAGCTTTCATCTTCCAGAAGACTTTTTGGTCAGGTTGATCAAAAATTTGAAATTTCTGCTCTATGTAAGAGAGCACGTAAGGGACTATTCGATGCTACCTGATAACTTTGATTTTGCACAACTGCCTTTTGATAAAAGTGAGTTCAGCCTTAAAGAGTTGGGACTATTAGGATCAAATGTAGAGAATATCGACTACGCTATGACTTCATGGTTAAAAGAAGATCTTGAGCTTTCAACCTTAACTAATGAAGGTAACAAGAGAGTTCCTGTTATATGGCAAACACCCGAAAGAGCTTTTCAAATTAAAAATGATAAAGATTTGCGCCACCCAATAGATAATGGCGGAGGCGTAATAACTTTACCTGTGGTAACGATACAGAGAACTGGTATAACGAAAGATCCAAATAGAAAAGGCGGATTTCAGGCACATTTGTATTCTGACGATAGAAATGGAAGGTCAGGACGTATAGTTATTGCTAAAAGAATTAAGCAAGATAAAACAAGAAATTTTGCTGTTGTTGGGAATACAAGAACCAACACTTCAGGAGACAGACAAAAGTTTTTTCCAAGAACAAACAAGAAAGTTGTTCTTGAATTTCTAACAATACCTATACCTGTTTACGTTAATCTTGATTACAAAATAGTAATCAAAACTGAATATCAACAGCAAATGAATGATCTGATCCAGCCGTTTATGACAAGAACGGGACAAATAAATTCTTTTGTATTGAGACGTAATGGTCATCTATATGAAGCATTTATAGATCAAGGATTTAATCAAAGTGACAACGTCTCTAACTTAGCTGAAGATGAACGACAATTTACAAGCGAAATCAATATTAAAGTTCTTGGTTACCTGATGGGCGAGGGCAATAACGACGATAGACCAATAATTCGCAAGCATGAAAATGCAGTCGAGGTTACTTTCCCAAGAGAAAGAGCTATAGTTAATGGTAATGATAGTTTTTTGGATGACTAAACATATCCTGAAGTGGTTTAGACCAATATGCTACTATTTACACTATGATTGATATTGCTTTTAAGCATTCTACATAAAGTGAGGAATAACTAATGCCCGTAAAAAGTTTTAAATTTGTCTCTCCAGGCGTATTTATTAATGAGATTGACAATTCATTTAGACCACGTAAACCAACCGCGATTGGACCTGTAATCATAGGTAGATCAACTCGTGGCTTGGGTATGCAGCCGGTAAAAGTCGAATCATACTCTGATTTCGTTACCATGTTTGGAGACACCGTCCCCGGCGAAGCTGGCGGTGATGTCTATAGAGACGGAAACTACCAATCACCCATGTATGGTACTTATGCTGCAAAGGGCTTCCTAAACGCTTCAGTTGCACCTGTTACATACATCAGGTTGCTTGGTGAAGAACACACCAATAAAGATTCTGGCGGGGAAGCCGGTTGGCAGACAACCAAGACAGGTCCCGGCTTAGAATTGTCAAACAACGGTGGAGCTTACGGACTTTGGGTTTTCCCATCTTCTTCTGGTGGTTCGGGACCCGGACTTGATCAAGGCGGTGCCGGTGACACCCCACTTGATAATGGCGTCTTATCAGCTATCTGGTACATGGATCAGAAGTCAATACCACAACTTGATGGTAACTACGCACGTAGCGCCACCGCCGCATCTAATAGTATCGGCGAGGTTGTCGAAAGTGACGCAAATGGAAACTTTACCATGACTATCAAGGGCGCTAAAGCAAGTGATGATACTAGTGAAAAGTTTATCTTTAACTTTAACGATACTGACCAAAGATTCATTCGTAAAGTTTTTAACACAAACCCACAGTTGGTAAACCAAAACGATTCGTTTTACGACGCATCTTTAGAAAGAAACTACTGGCTTGGTGAAACTTTTGAACAGGAAATCAGAGATGGCTCATTTGGCTCTCTTACTGGTAGTGCAAGCGCTATCGGAACCAAAGTGTTCGGTGTTCTTCTTCCAATTCATAATGGCACGAAGGGTCCAAACATGATGCAAACTGCCACTAAGGAAGCTCAGACAGGATGGATTATTGGTCAAGATGTCGGCGCGGCTGCAAGTTATGATTCAGGCGCTGCTCTTAAATTGTTCAAAGTTAAAGGTCGCGGTCACGGTGAGTATCTTAGTAAGAACGTCAAGATATCAATTGAGAAAATTCGTTATTCCAACACACAAACATCTGACTTTGGTACTTTCTCACTAGTATTGAGACAGCTAACCGATACTGATAATAACCCTGTAATTCTTGAAAGATTTGATAATTTGACTTTAGATCCAAGATCTACAAATTATATTGAGAGAGCAATTGGTAACAAGTATTACAAGTGGAACGAGGCAGAAAGAAGATTGAGAGAGTATGGAGAGTATCCAAATCAATCAAAATTCATTTACGTTAGTGAAGTAGAGAAAGGAAATATTCAAAATGCGAATTCACTTGTTCCATTTGGATATTATGGTCCTCCTAACTTCAAGAGAATTGTTAGTTGGAGTGGTAGTGCTGGTGCCACAATTGATGACGCTATTACAAACTCTTACATCGATACCACCGGAGTTTTTGGAACTGGTTCAACTGGTATGTTGGTCGGAGCGCAGGGTAACTTTACAGCTTCACTAAACTGGCCATCTGTTAGACTTCGTCACTCTGCGTCAGATGGTGGACTATCAGATCAAACAGATGCTTATTTTGGTATGCAAACCAGCCGCGAAGCATCTTCCACTCGTGGCGATGCATCTGTAAAAGACTATCACAGATTATGGCTAACTGATTGGTCAGACGCTCAAAGTGCGGATCTTGGCTTGGTTGATTCATCATACATATTTACCATGGATGATATCAGAATTACGGCTGCATCTGCTTCATATTACCAAAGCGGCTCACGTCGCTTGGGTGTCAGTAAGACAGCAACTGATGATTACAAGTCCTTAATTGACTTAGGCTATGACAAGTTCACCGTGCCCCTATGGGGAGGCTTTGATGGATTTGATATTACCAAGCCAGATCCTTTGTATAATGCAGGTATGGGAACTGGTGTTACCGATAAGTCAAACTATATCTTTAACACCTACAAGCGCGCAATTGATACCGTGGCAGATCCTGAGTTTGTTGATATGAACCTCATGGCTGTCCCAGGGCTAACGAAAGATGGGCTTACCACACAAATGATAAATGTTTGTGAGGACAGAGCAGATGCGTTGGCATTAATCGATCTCCCTGGTGTATATCTGCCAAACCACGAGGCTTACTACAGAGACATCACCAGAAGGCAAACAAAAGATCCTTCTCAAGCAGCTAACGATCTTCGTCAGCGCCAGATAGATTCCTCATACGGAGCAACATTCTATCCTTGGGTTCAAACTACCGACGAGGGTACCGGACAGAACGTTTGGGTTCCACCAACCGTAGCTATGATGGGTGTGCTAGCTTCATCCGAGAGACAATCACAGATTTGGTTTGCACCCGCAGGCTTTAACAGAGGCGGACTTTCAGACGGTGCGGCTGGTATACCAGTAGTTGGCGTAACACGCAGACTAACTTCAAAAGATAGAGATATACTATACGAAGCTAGAATTAACCCAATTGCAAGTTTCCCAAGCACAGGTATTGTTGTGTTCGGTCAAAAAACACTTCAGGAGCGTCCTTCTGCGCTTGATAGAATTAATGTTCGTAGATTGGTTATTTTCCTTAAGAAGCAAATATCAATTCTATCGACAAGAATTCTATTTGACCAGAACGTACAGGCAACCTGGAACCGCTTTAAGGGATTGGTTGAGCCTTTCTTGGCTAACGTAAAGACTGAATTTGGTATTACTGACTATCGTTTGATTTTGGACGAAAGCACTACTACCCCCGATCTCGTTGACCAAAATATTGTTTACGCAAAAATTATGGTTAAGCCCGCAAGAGCAATTGAGTTCATAGCTATTGACTTCATAATCGCTTCAACTGGCGCATCTTTTGACGACTAAATAAATGGGGGCTTTTGCCCCCACTTACTACTTACTTTTGAAACATAGGAGAAATTAAAAAATGCCATTTTGGTCAAAAAACTTTGGTGAGGACACAACCCTTAAAGATCCTAAACGTAATTTTAGGTTCATCGTAGAATTTGGTGGAGTCGATGCCACCCCCGGTGGTGCTGTTGCTTGGTATGCCAAGTCAGCCGCAAAGCCATCATTTTCAATAAACTCAGCAGAACACAAGTATTTGAATCATACTTTCTACTACCCAGGTTCTGTTACTTGGAATGAGGTAGCAATTACGATGGTTGATCCAGTTGACCCTGATGTTGCAGCAACTTTCTCTGATATCGTTGTTAATAGTGGATATTCTCCACCTACGGACACCAACTCACTTGGAACTATGTCTAAGGCTAAAGCAGCAGGTGCTTTAGGAACCGTAACAGTCACACAAATAGACTCAAACGGTGCCCCTCTTGAGACTTGGACTCTCTGGAACTCTTACATAATGGATGTTAAGTACGGAGATTCTCTCGCTTACGGTGATGATGAATTAACTGAGGTTGCTGTCACTCTTCGTTATGATTGGGCACGCATAGAAACAGCCACAGAGTCTTCTGCTGTATCTAGAGGCGGAAGAGAATTCTTCAAGGTATAATTAAGACAATATAAAACGAGAGGTGCAAATTGTCAAGAAATCAAGACCGCTTGGGCGGCGGTCCCCAACAGGATAATAGCCCCCCACAAACAAATGATGGTGGGTTTTCCTTTGTTATTCCAACAGAGTTTGTAGAATTACCATCACAGGGTCTTTTTTACACAGAAAATCACCCACTTCATAATAAAGAAAGTATTGAAATTAAGCAGATGACTGCTAAGGAAGAAGATATCCTTACATCTCGTTCTTTGCTTAAAAAAGGTGTTGTATTAGATAGATTAATACAGAGCTTAATAATTGATAAGAATATTGATGCTTCTACTTTACTTGTTGGTGATAGAAACGCAATAATCATAGCCGCTAGAGTTTCTGGTTATGGTAATGAATATTCAACAACTGTGACTTGTCCTTCATGTGGGACCGAACAAAAATATAATTTTGATCTTAATTCGGCAAATTTTGTCAGAAGTGTTTTTGATCAGAATCTTGGTGTAACAAACAACGATGATGGAACATTTACATGCATACTTCCACGCACTCAAGTTACTGTCGTGGGCAAGTTGTTTACTGGCAGAGAAGAAAAACAATTACTATCACTTAAAAGCGGTGACGGACTAATATCTAAACAATTGGAATCTGTAATTATTAGTGTAAATGGCGATTCTTCACCCGACGCAATCAAATACTTGGCGACTAACATGCCATCTTTTGACTCAAAACATCTACGTATGGTTTTGAAAGATGTAACTCCCAATATTGATTTAACACAAAAATTTTGTTGTACTTCCTGCGGCTTCACCAGGGAAATGGAGGTGCCGCTTACGGCGGAATTTTTTTGGCCTGAGTGAAGAATATAACGAGGGAATATACGAACAGATTTTTTTCCTCAAGTATAGTGGCGGCTGGAGTTTTGCTGAAGCTTACAGCCTGCCTATTGGGCTTAGAAACTGGTTTGTCAAAAGACTTGTAAAACAATTAGAAATGGAGTCTGAAGCTATTGAACAAGCCTCAAAAGGAAAAAGTAATTCAAGAGAACTAACAGTACATAATCAGCCCACCATTCCTAAAACTTTCTAGCTTAGTCGGTTATAAGCCGACTATGCTTTTTTGTATGTATGCTATTTATTGTTGAGGTACAATATATGGCTGATGAGACACCGACACGAATATCAGAAGAAGAAGCCGAACTATTAGTTGAATATTTAAAAACGTTAGAAAACGTCAAGCAGACTAGACAAGCCATTTCAGAGCTTTCTTCAGAAGAGCTAGCTACATTAGAGGCAAGTTCAGCAGTTTCTACACTAACGGCAGATCAAGAGGAACGTATCCGCAAGGCTGTTGATCAACAAAGAAATTCTCTTGAACTTTCTTTAGCATCTTCAGAACGGCTACTCCGAGACGCTGAATCTAGACGCGATGCCGCCGAGGGTACAAAAGACGAGTTAAAAGCACAAGCACAACTCTTAGATGCCCAAATACAACGTGAAAAAAACTTAGCTAAAACAAAAAATAGTGGTACCGCAGAATATCTGCAAATTTTAGAAAAGATTCAAAAATTAGAAGATAAGCGCGCGGATATAGCAGACAAAATTGATCAAAAATATGATGATATTCAATTAAATTTAAGAAAAGCTTATAAAGAAGCCGCAAAACTTTCATCTAGCATGGTTCAAATTGAAAAACCCGGCGAAGCAGTTTTGGGTAATGTTAAGGCTATGGGTGGTGCTTTAGCGGAAGCAGGAAAAGCAAAATTATTTAAATCATTTCCTCAATTAAAGGCATTAGCTGGACCAGTCGGCGCCGCAATTGGTCCAATTATAGATTTAACGAAAGCCATGATAGAGTTGGCTGTCAACATAACAAACGCGTCAAATCAATTTCAGAAACTTACCGGTGTAGGCTCACAGTTTGCTGATACTGTAATGTTGGGCTTTGAAGAGACTCGTCAATTTGGTGGTTCTTTAGAAGAATTAAGCGCTTCAGCAGTTGAACTCTTTCAAAATTTTACTGATTTTACTTTAATTAACGCAGATGTGGCTAAATCACTCGCAGTTAGTAGCACCATGCTAGGCAAACTCGGAGTATCAGCAAGTGATTTTGCAAAAGGAATACAGCTTTCGACAAAAGCCCTCGGTATGACCGTTTCAGAAGCCGAGGGTCTTCAAAGAAGATTGGCAGCTACAGCCATGGACATAGGCGTAGCCCCTCAACAAATGGCTGCCGAATTTGCAGCAGTCT